AAAATGAAATTGAGGCCATTAATTCTAAAAGACAAAAAATTCAAGAATTTATTAAAAGAAATTCTAACACGCAAACAAAAATAACATTTTTATTGGATAGTATTAAAGATTTTCAAGTAGATGAAGAAAATGCTAAAAAAGAATCTAATGAACTTTTAGAAAATTCTGTTAAAGAACTTTTTAAAAATTTAAACGAACATAAAAACCAATTAGAAAAGTTAGATAATGATTTATCTATATTAGAATGCGTTAAATTTGTTGTTTCAGAAGAAGGTGTTAAATCGTATATTGTTCGTAAAATATTAAAAGTTCTTAATTCAAGATTGGCTTATTATCTTGAACAATTGCAAGCAAATTGTCTTTGTATTTTCAATGAGTTTTTTGATGAAAATATTACAGATGAAAAGGGTGAGATAAGATCTTACTTTAACTTTTCTGGTGGAGAAAGAAAACGAATAGATTTAGCATGTTTATTTGCATTTCTAGATATTAGGCGTATGCAAGGTGATGTATATTTTTCAACTATTTTTTATGATGAATTGTTAGATTCTTCACTTGACGATAAAGGAGTAGAATTAGTTGTTAAAATTCTTAGAGAAAGAATGGAAAAATACCAAGAAAATTGTTATATAATTACTCATCGTGGAACTACTGTAATAGATAAAGCAGATAATATAATAATGCTTGAAAAGAAAAACGGCTTCACATACATAATATAAAATCATGTCAAACTTTATAGTCAAACAATCGGGTCTTTCTTTTAATTTAGGTGCACCAATAGGTCTTCCTCCATTTATCCCGTCATCAACACAATATGTAAGAACCCAAAATCGTGGAAATTTGCCTGAACCTGAAATTCCAGGACAAAATTTACCTAGAGCTGTAAATTATTTGGCGGATTATGGTGGTTGTGCTTTTTATAGGTGTATGGCTCCTAATTCCATGTTAAACCTTTATCAAAAAGGTGTAATTGTAGAATTAACAACTATGGTACTTGATCCTCGTTTTTATCAAGGTATTAAAGCAGTCAAAATTCAAAGACAAGCAACCCCAGTACAAAGAGAATTTGTTAAGTTTTTAAAACAATTGTCAGTACAAAATAATTTTAAACTTATCTATGAAATAGACGACATCGTTTTTAGAGAAGATATTCCAGACTATAATAGAAATAAAGACGCTTTTGTAGACGACCAAATAAGAAGCTCTATTTTAGATATTATGAATATGTGTGATGAAATCACAGTAACTTGTGATTTCATGAGGGATTATTTTATTGATAAAACTGGAAATAAAAATGTTACAGTAATTCCTAATTACTTACAAAAGTGGTGGTTTGATCGTTATTACGATTTAAATAAACTACTCAAGTCATACGAAAAAAATAAAAAGAAACCTAAAATTTCTATTTTTGCTTCTGGTACTCACGTTGATGTTACAAATAGAGCAAATCAACAAGACGATTTCGCACACATAATTCAAGCAGTCATTAAAACAAGAACAATGTTTAGATGGCAATTTTACGGGTGCTATCCTCTTCCACTAAAACCATTTATTGATAAGAGGGAAATAGATTTTTATCCTTGGGTTCCTCTCCCGGAGTTTCCTGAGGCTATGGCTAATTCAGATACACAATTATCTTTTGCGTGTTTACAAGATAACAATTTTAACAGAGCAAAATCTAATATTAAATTAATTGAATCTGGTGCTTTAGGTATTCCTTGTGTTTGCCCCGATATGGTCACTTATAAAGATGCGTTTTTAAAATATAAAACAGGAGATGAATTTATAGACCAAATTAAGTTCGCACTTAAAGACCAAACAAGATATGCAGATCTTTGTAAAAAATCTAGAAAGTATGCAGATAATTTTTGGTTGGAAGATGAAAAGAATTTAGGCAAACATTACGAAGCTTATTTTACTCCTTATGGTTCTCCTGAGAGAAAATTTCTTAAAGAATGTAATCCATAATACTTGAATTTTTTGGATTGTGTCATATTATTGATACGTGTATAGAAACGCTTATTATTCGCCTAAAGAAGGAACAATCTTTTTAAGAACCTGGTCAGAAGAAGGAACACGGATTGATACTGAAATTCCTTTTACCCCGTTTCTTTATACTGAAAAAGAAAACGCAACTGATGCAATTTCTATTTTTAAAACACCACTTAAAAAACATTATTTTAAAAATTCATTTGAAAGAAATAAATTTGTTAATGAATCTACAACAAAAAGACTTTTTGGTAATTTTCCAGTAGAACAGCAATTTCTTATTGAGAATTATAAGAATAAAATTCATGAAAAAGATTTTAGTAAATTTCCTTTAAAAATTTATTTTTTGGACATTGAAGTTCATTGTCCTGATTTTTTTCCAGAACCTAAAGATGCCAAAGCACCTGTTAATCTTATTACAATATATGATTCTTTAAAGAATCACACTTATACATGGGGTTTAAATGTAGATTACACACCAAAACAAAAGAATATAACTTATTTTAAGTGTCGTTCTGAAGAAGATTTATTTGTAAGTTTTGTGGATCATTGGAAAGCAGATCCCCCAGATATTGTTTCTGGTTGGAATAGTGAACGGTTTGATATGCCTTACATTATCAATAGAGCGACAAACATTATTAGCAGAGACTTTATCAATCAGTTGTCGCCTGTAAGAAATTTGCATTTTAGAGAGTTTAGAGATCGTTTTGGTCAAATGGCAGGTAAGTGGACAATTAGTGGAGTTAGTTCTCTAGACTACATGGAATTGTATAAGGTTTACAGTTTTGGTGATCGTGAGTCTTATTCTTTAAATTATATTGCGGAATATGAATTAAAAGAAGGTAAATTGGCGTACAACGCTACTAACTTAGCAAATCTAGCTAATGAAAATTGGGATCAATTTGTAGAATATAATATACAAGACGTAGATCTATTACGTAAATTAGAAAACAAATTGAATTTTCTTAGAGTTGTTCGAATACTTTCTTATAAGGGCTGTACTAACTTTGAAGCAGCTTTAGGTAAAATAGGTATCCTTTCAGGTGCTATTGCAATTCAAGCGTATAATGAAGGACAAATTATTCCCACATTTAAAAATGAAAATGATACAGAATCACTTGAAGGTGGTTACGTACGTGAACCCGAAAGAGGATTAAAAGAAAGTATAGTTAGTTTTGACGTCAATTCACTTTATCCGAATACTATTATTACATTAAACATTTCACCTGAAACCAAATTAGGTAAAATTGTTACAGGTGATTGGAAGAAAGATAAAGAAGTAGAAATTAAATTAGTTAATGGGAAGGCTTCTAGAATAGAAACAGATAAATTTAAACAATTTATCAAAGAAGAAAAAATATCTATTTCTAAAGCGGGAGTTCTTTATACTCAAAAATTTAAAGGAATTTTACCCACACTTATCAATAGGGTGTATGGTGAAAGAGTAGAGTCTAAGAACGCAATGAATAAAGCTAAAAAGACTTTATCAAAAATAGAAAAAGAATTGGCTCAAAATAAAACAACAGAACTTTTAAAACAAAAGAAAGAAACAGAAGATGAGGTAATTTATTACAACGTTCTTCAAAGTGTATTAAAATTAACCTTGAATTCTATCTATGGAATTATGGCTAACAAGTATTCTCCGTTTGTAGATATTGATAACGCTTCTTCTATCACACTAACAGGACAAATGGTAGCCAAAACAGGTTCTGAAATTTTACAAAAAAGAGCAAATGAAAAGTACAATGTCACTGAATCTGTTGACATATATAATGACACAGACTCTTGTTATATTACCATTCAACCCATTTTAAATAAAACTTGTATTAAACTTTCAGAAAAAAATTCTGTTACAGAACAAGCTCACGAAATAGTTAATGATTTGGAAAAGTATGTTAATACTGAAATTTTGGAATGGGCACGTCAAGAACTTAATTCAATTGATCCTAGATTTGAATTTAAAAGAGAAGCAATTGCTGATGTTGGGACTTTTTTGCAAAAGAAAAGATATATTCTTCATATTCTAGATGAAGAAGGAACTGCTTGTAACAAATTTAAATATGTTGGTGTAGAAGTTGCAAGATCAACTACACCCAAAAGAGTTAAAGAATTTATTAAAAAGACTATTGAAACCGCTTTCTTAACGAAAGATGTCAAGAAAACCAATGACATTTTTCGCGAAGCTTATAACGATTTTAAAACGTTGGATGTGACAGAAGCAGCCTTTAGAAAAGCTGTTAAAGATTATGAAAAGTATTCTTCTAATGCATCTTTGAATAAATTTGAAAAGGGAACACCTTGTCATGTTAAAGCTTCCATTGCACACAACCTTCTGTTAAGGGAACATAAGGTTGTTTCTAAATATGAAAGTATTAGATCGGGACAAAAAATCAAATACTTTTACGCTCAAAAAAACCCTTATAATTTAGATGCTGTTGCATTTATTAATGAATATCCTAAAGAATTTAATAATATTAAAATGGATTATGATAAAATGTTTGAAAAAATTGTAGTACCTCCTATTGAAAATGTTTATGATGCTATTGGTTGGAGATTACCACAAATGGGAAAAGAAATTCAAACAGATTTATTTGACTTATTTGCCCAATAACATATAATTTGTTCATGTTAATATCACACGAAACCCCAATTCCACTTTTGAAAGAATCTTTATCATATAATGATTATGATTATTGTTTAGTACATTTATTACCAACACACCCAGAATACAAAAACTTCTATTTTGAATGTGTTAAAAGAGGACGTCATGTACTGTTAGATAACTCTCTTTTTGAATTGGGTGAATCTTATGACCCAGAACAATTTGCTTATTGGGTTAAAGAATTAAAACCAACAGAATATATCATTCCTGATGTTTTTAATGATAAAGACGCAACTATTGAAAGTTATAAAAAATTTATTTCAAAATATGAAGATCTTCCTGGCGAGAAAATAGCAGTAGTTCATGGTAAAACATATGAAGAATTTAAAGAATGTTATAAATTTTTTGCTAATACTTACAAAGTAAACAAAATAGCTTTTAATTTCGTAGATGATTATTTTATTAATTCTTATGATAGTGAAATTTTAGTAAGTAATTTAAATATACCAAATTATTGGGATACTATTCCTAATAATAATTGGAAAAAATATGCTCTAGGCAGAGCTATGTTAATTGAAAGACTAGTAAAAGACGGTGTCCTGAAACCTTATATAAAACACCATCTTTTAGGTGCCACTCTTCCAAGAGAATTTTCTTTATATTTTGAAAATAAATTAGATCATTACATTACTAGTATTGATACTAGTAATCCCATTGTGGCTGGTCTTTTGAATAAGAAATATGATGATGAATTTGGATTAAAAGAGAAATGGTCTATTAAATTGGTAGATTTTATTGACGAAAATCCAAATATAGAACAACTCAAAAATATTTTTT